CTGGCGGAAAATCGCTCTTCTCTTCTGGCTTTGCATCCTGCCTGTAACCATCATTGCCTTGCTCGTTATAATCTCCACGACTGCCGAGCATCTCCATCTGGAAAGCCCTAATCTTTGTTGCGTATCTTTTCTCGCCTGAATCTGTTTCCCAGCTGTCGGTCTGAAGTTCGCCCTCGACATAAACCTGCTTGCCCTTGTGTAGATATGTTCCGCATATCTCCGCCAGCCTACCCCATGTTATGATATTATGCCACTCTATTCTTTCCTGTTGTTCTCCGTTCTTGTCTTTCCATTTCTTGCTTGTAGCGATTGAGAAATTGCAAAGGGTTGTTTCTCCAATACTTTTCATTTCTGGCTCGCCTCCAAGCCTACCTATCACCTGTGCCTTGTTCATTAGTCCTGCTCCTCTTCTGTTTCGTCTCCAACCCAAGGGTTGTAATCCTTAAAATTACCCGATGAGATTTGCTCGCTGTATCCCAGCTCATAATCTGACTGTTGCTCGTCGTCAAGCTCGGTGTGGCGTATTGCTTGGTGGTCATAATAGTGTGGGTCTCTGCTTCTTCGATAATATGCGTCCGCAGAGCCTCTATCGTATGGGCTTCCATGTGTTTTATCTACGCTCATTATTTACCACCCTTGCCACTTGGCAACTCTGCCTCAACAATGCTTTCAGTTGCCGTCTGAATCTCTGTTTCAATCTCGGCGAGCTTGTCGGCGAGCTTCTGCCTTTTTTCTTGCAATTTTGAAATATGGTTCTCTTGTGCCTCCCAATGTCCGTGAGTTTGGAGTTCCGTAAAAGCTCTACTCCAAGTTCTTACATTGAAGTTATACGAACCCGCTTCGTCTGCGTATAGGTTAAGCTCGTGTTCTCCGCCAGACCACCTTGTTCTTCTGATGGTAACAAACTTGTCGTTCTCATCAGCCCAGCTCAAGAAGTCGTTGATTGCGTCTGCCTCTTGCTGATTAAAAGTATTCACGTCACTCATTACTGCCTCCTAATTTTGCAATGACATTGTTCATTGCTGTCGCATTGTTTTGCTTCCTTCCAGAATTCATCTTAATTGACAATTGCTGAAATTGCTTTCTTAACTTTGCTCCCGACAAGATATTGCCTCGCCAGAAATCATCTGCCTGACACCACTTTATCACTCGCTCTATTTCGTCCCAAGACCTCCCATCAATTCTGTTTATCTTTTCTATGGAATCAACCCAGCTTGTGAAGTTAGGTACTTTGCTCCTGTTGTCGTTTTTCATAATTAACTTTGCAAGAAGTTCGGCAAGCATGTGTGCCTCCTTTGGTAATTGCTTTTGAATCTGCTTTGTCTTGCTTTGTTTAAGTTCGGGCTTCCGCCTGTCAATGATTGTATCAATGGTCTGCTCAAAGCCATCGGTGTGCTCTCGTAGCTGTTCAAGCAGGAACTGATTGTGTGGATTGTCTGGCATATCTTCAATCGCATTGATAGCACCTGTGATTTGCTTCTCTCCCTTCGGAGGGTTGTTCCTGATATAATTCTCTATCAGAACCCAACTCTCGGTTTCATCAAAGCTAATCTTCGGCTTGCCTTTGCCCTGAATATCTTTCCAAACTTGCTTCCAATCATCATCGCTTAGTCCAGTATCATTCTGAATGTATGCTGGTGGCAAGTAAAAACTGCCAACGATGTTCTTGTGTCGGCAGGTCAGCAAATACAACATCAAGAGCTTGGCATCTTTGCCAAGGACCTTCAAAGTTGTGTCTTCCCAAAAACGACTTTCAACAATTCCAAACTTACCCTTCGCCATCGCACATCTCCTTGCCGAAAAGGTCTGTCGGTTTCTGTTCCAAAACATATCTGTCGAACTTGCAGGTGTCGCCAAATCTGTTTTCAGAAGTTTCAGGGACTGAACGAATGTTCAGCCCTTGCTCATGTCTGAGGACATATATGACAGCCGATAACCTCGTAATTCCCAAGTCTCGGAAAGCATCGAGGCTTGTGATTGAACCGAATTGTTCCATGTAATCAACCACTCTTTCCTTTTGATTTTTACGCATCTGAAAACCAGCCCTTCTTATACCAAGAAGCATAGTCTTCAATCGTCTTGTACTGTGGATAATATCTGCTCCTGTTATAGTAAGGTTTTCGAGTCAATATCATCACCCTCTTTTGGTCGCCCCTCGCCCTTGCGTTTTCAGCGACAATTTCTGCTTGCTCAAGGGAGTCGCATTCAAAAACAAGAACATTCGTCTTGCCCTCTGCCTCCCCCCACCCACTCATAAAAGTGTCGGTCGTTCTTACATAGTACATTGTCTTGTCTCCTTGTTTGGGTTTTAGAGAGTATAGCCCAAGTTTATTTCTTCGGTTGAAAGGATAGCCTCATACACAAGCTCCCTAGCTTCCTCAAGATTAGTGTATGCCAATATCAATTTCTTTCTTTCGTCATCTGAAAATTTTACCTCTCGACCAAGTTGAGCTGGGCTTCTTTCTGATAGGCGATAATTGAGACCACCTGACGCGCTACCAATTTGCTCCAAAGCATCAAGCATTGACTTGATTACATAACTGCTGTTTTTTGTTTCGTTTTTCATTTTTCCTGTCTCCTTGTTAAACTTGATTACATAACTGCTGTTTTTTGTTTCGTTGTTCATTGTCCTGTCTCCTTGTTAAATTAACTACCTCTATCCTAACTACCCTATAATTATATATAGAAACCAAAGGGAAGTCAAGAACTTTTTTAACTTTTTTCAACTTTTTTTTTAGTCTGCATATTTAACACATTTTAGGTAGGGAAACATCGGTCTGGCAATCTCTTCTGACAAAGCTGTTCCATTCATCAAAACTGACTGCTCCTCAGCTCGGTGATTGACACCATCAACTGGAGCAATGTACGCCTTCCAAGTTTTATCAATTCTTGTCTTTGCAACAGCAAGTACATTCTGGTGCAAGGCGTGGCTCATAACAAACGGCTTCCAGTTTCTCGCCTCGTCTGCTGTCTTTGGAAATGTTACCAAACTCATTTTCTGCCTCCTTTTGTTTGAGGTGGCTTTCGCCACCTCTGTTACAACTATTCAATCTCTTCAATCATTTCATTTGTCAAATCTGCTTCGGCAAGTTTGTGTTCGCTTTCGTCTGCAACATCGGGTTCAACTTTCAAAGCTTCCGACATTTCTTTCATTTTGATTTCGCTTGCTTCAGCTGTATCTGGCTTCTCGGTCATTATCTCCATATCTGTTTCGTCCCAAACTGCAAATCCCATTCCCATTCTAACAGCTTGGCAATATGCTTTCTGTTGTAACCTGCTTCTGGTGTATGATTGCCAAGGGCTCGGATAGTTTCCCTTTTGGTTCTGATACCACTCTTCAAGAAACACAAACAGCGATGTCGGTTCTCTGCCCTCTCGGTGGCAGGTAGCCTTTACCCACTCCCAACACTTCCTGCCTTTACCATCTGGCGAATCAACGAGCTCTTCTGGATACTCAAAAGTTATGCCTTTGAAATCCTTTTGTCTTTCTGCAAACGCCACCCAACCATCAACTCCAACCATCACTTGCATTTTGCCCTTGTGCCTGAAACAATGAACCTGCTTCATGTTCGCATCAAGGTTGTAACGGTCAAGCGTCATCATCACCAACGCCAGCTCCTCATTTGTAACTGGCGGTTCATTCCTGCCAACTGATACAAGTTGGTTCTTGAGTAACTTCATGAACGATTCTGGTTGCAGGTTGAACTTCTCCGCCAACTTGCCAGTTAAAGTTCCATCGAAGTTTGTAATCTGTTTGCTTCCCATTGTCTGCCTCCTATTTCTTGAGCGATATTCTCATCACTCTAGATGGTTTTGAGCGTTTAACGAAAGGCTCTGGATTGAAGTCTTCAATCATTCGCTCTGCATATGCCAGCAAATCCTTGCCAGCGATTGTCTCTCTTGGCTTGCCATACTTGTAGCTAATAGAAGCTACTCCATCATAGACGAGCCTCTCGCTTTCGCCCACCTGTTTAGCAACTAGTGATTTGATGTTGTCAACTTCAAGTTTTGCAAAATCAAGATTCTGTTTTGCAACCTTGTAGTCGAGAATAGCTTGAGTCGGCTCAATAATTTCAACTTTCTTTAAAAGCTCTGGAATCTCAATCTTCTCAACCTCTTCTGGTGGCACTTCGTCTCTTTCAACACAGCCCCAGAACTCAACAGCCTTTGCAACGATTCTGTCGATGAATTCTTGGTCTCGGTCGATATCCATAACGACCAACTCCCAAGCGTCATAATCAAGAAAACAAAAACTAACCCAATCATAACCAGAACAGGCAAGAGCTGTTTGCCCTTGAATCAAATAATCGGAAAGCAATCCTTGCTCGGCGTACTCTTTCGCTTTCCAAGAACTCGGTGCTTTCATTTCAAGAACCCCTATGCCTTGTTTCTCGTTCTGGTCGCCATCAAAGAGCGGTGTCCACTTCTGGACTAGTCCATCAATGTGGCACTTGAGAAATGAATGCTCCTTGTGCGTGAACTCCTTTTCTCGGTCTGTGATTTCTCTGTTGAAATCTGACTTCAACAAATCAACCATCACATCTTCCATTGCATAACCTCTGTCAAAGATTCGCAGGTGTTCCTGCTTTTCTTTCCTTCCTGTTTTTCTCAACCAAACATCTTTTGGAGAATTGTACTGCGACATTCCAATTGCCCCTGCAACCTCGGAAGCCCCTAAGTACAATCGCCTCTCCTCTCCAAATCTATTCATCTTGCTCGCCCCCCTTTTGCCGTCAATCTGGTTGACCTTGCTCTGTCTCTCGTCCATTCCATACAGCCAGCTTTAGTAAGCTCATCTCTATACCAAACTGCGACTGGATAGGATACCTGCATCTCTTCTGCCCATTCTGTAAGCGATGGCTGTTCTAATCTTTTGAAAGCCCTCAACGCCTCTCTTTTCTTTTCTGACAGTTTCAAACTGTCCTCCTCTCGTTATGCTACCAACTTCAAGCCAAGAATTACTCCCAGCAAGACTCCTACTCCGAAACCAAATAGTCCACCTTGCAAAGATGCCTTGTCCAGCATCTTTTCTACTTCTTCTTTTGACGGTCTTCTTGTAGCTGTTACTATCATTTCTGTCTCCTTTGTCTGCGTTCTGTTCTTGGCTACTCTATGATTATATAGTAAACACTTCTATAACTCAAGAACTATTTTCAATTACTTTGAATTTTTTTTTCGGGTCAACTTTAGATAATATATATCTACATCTACTTCTATATCTATATCTACTTCTATTTATATCGATAGAGTATCGATAGGGTATCGATAGGGTATAGCTTTCGATGATAGAAACAGACTGTTTTTAACTTATGAATCTGCTCCAATAGAGCCGTACCAAACAAACGAAAGAGGGCAGTCTAAAACCACCCTCCCCATCTGAAAGACAATCATCTGTCGGCTTTAGAAAGAGGCGAAAATCCCAACTCCAACACGACCGCTTCCATCGCTTGAAAATCGGAACTCGTCTTCTGCCTTGTCATAGTTCCAGATGTAATAAGTTTCAACCCCAATCCAAGAGTTGATTCCAGAGCGAACTCCAAAGCTCAAATCTGGGTTACCATCAAAATCAATTCCAACTCTACCAAAGATGTCTCTCTTGTGAAAAGAGAAATCTACAACTGGTTCGTAATCATCTTCCAACTTTTGAAATCCAAAGCTCGGCACAAATCCAACATCATCAAATGCTGTCATCAATGAGGGAGGATTGCCTTGCCCTAAATCGCCAAGCCGAAACTCAATAGCAGAAGCTCCTGTTGCTATCAAGGCAACAAGTAGAATTGTAACCCACTTCATCACTCGCCCCCTTTGATTGCCTTTGCAACATCAACCAACCCTTGCGAACCGAGATAATACAAGGTCAGATTTGAAATTGCGTTAACCAAATCGCCTGCCATCTCTTCAGGTACTCCGATTTTCACCAGAAGCACGACCACGATACTAACGACATAGCTCGCCAGTTTTCTTGAAAAAAACTTGTTCATGTTTTCACCTCTCCTTTTATGTGCTGAATAAAAGTTTCAGCACTCCCACAACGGTTGCCACGACTAGCGGAACGCCTATCGAAAGTACAACCTTGTTTAGAGTCACCAACGACGAAATCTCTCGGTCGTGATAGCTCAACTTCTTGTCGATAATCGCATGGCTCTCGGCGTGTGTTTGTAGCATTGATAGAATCTGCTCGGTATTTGTCTCAACTTTTACAAGCCTTTCAAGGTCGTTTCTTTTCAATTCAGTCATCGCTTTTCCTTGTTAAAATTGACTCACATTTGTGAACCGCCAAAGCTATTGTTCCACCGATAGCATCGGCGTGTAAATCCAATAATCTCAAATCATCTAAATCATCAACAAAGGCTGGTTCTATAATCAGAGCCGTTGTTAAGGTTTTGTTGCACCAAGCAAGCAACTTGCCGTTCTCCTCGCCCTGAAACCAAGCTTCCTTTGCACCTCTATTTCTAAAACCAACTCCATGTTCAAACTCGTACTGAATTATCTCTGCACACTCTTTGCCAAGTTTAGATTTTGGGTGGTACAAAGTTTCAGAGCCAGAGCCACCGCCAGCGTTACCATGAAGTTCAATCGCCAAATCAAAATCCTGCATATTAACAGAAGCAATCTTGCTGTCCAGATTTGCCGACCCAATCAGCCAAGCCTCATGTCCGAGCATCGTCAACCCTTTTATTACAAAGCCAGCAACCGAAGCCATCAAGCCGTACTCTGTCCTCCCAGCAAAAGAAGCTCCCCGCCTCACTGGATTGTGTCCAACTGAAATTGCAACCTTCATTACCAACCACTCACAGTCTCGTCATGTCTGTAAAGGTAAATGCCATGAACACCAGAATAAATGTAACTGTCGCCTTCACTGTCCAAGTTGTACGCGTCCACAATGCAACTGACATAATTCTGCTCGGCAGAAATGTAGACCTTGCCAAGTGTTCTCTCTTCAACATAGGACGAACCAGTCCCAAGTGTAAGCTCAACAGTCAAATCATACCAGCCAACCAAAGAACTTACATTTACATTGATATCCGTGTTCGTCTGCTCCCCAGCATCCTCGTTTACGGTAAAACTAGAAACAACGGTTGAATCAATTTTTACCTCAAAAACAGAGTTGACCGTTCCAGAATTGAGACGCCTCTCGTTTATAATAGTTGACTGGCTCCACTCTCTGAACCTGTACTCGCCCCCCGTGCCAAAGTGGTTCTGGTAATAACCAGACGAGGCAGAAAACAGTAACCCATTCAAACTACCATCTTTTAGATGCTCAATGTTAGCCTGCTTATTATTAAGTTTGGTTGCTGTTATTACCTCTCCAGCAGTCCAGTTAATCGGTGTCCATACCATTTTATTCTCCTAAAAAATCGGGTCAGTTGAGTATGTGCCAAGCCCGTCGTCAACCAAAGTTCCGACGCCGTGTATGTCTGCGACCCTTGCAAAAGTTGACATTGCAACTGGGTCTAAGTATGATATTATTTTCACCCTGTTTTGCATTATATTCAATTCAACAGACCCGACTTCTGACAAAACATAGGCATCACTGTCAATCATAGTTTCGTGAATTGTCACAGCCTTGTCTAGGTCAACTATCGCCCCGGCAAGCGTCGCTTGTGAATTAAACGTTCTGCGGGCGTCGGCAAACCGCAACAAGAATATATTTGTAGCACTTTCAATCGTTTGTGCATGAACTCGCCAGCCAATATCGAAAGTTTTGGCTGTAATCGCTGTAGCGAAATCAGTAACATCCGCTTCAGCTGAATAGCTTGCGTCGTCGCCAGATAGGGTCTTGTAATTAAATGTGACTTTCTTTGCCGTGTGTTTCAGATTATCAATATGCTCCGAGGAAAGCAAGGTTATATTGTTACCATGACCGGGCTCGCTTTCAAGGGTTATGCTTGACTCTGATTCACCAAGAAGGTATAGCTTTAGTTTTCCGTTGGGCTTGGTAATTATAGAGCCATGACACAGCTTCATGCAGTCTTGAATCATGCTAATAACAGAAGTGCCTTTGGGTCGAAATCCCATTACCCGGTCAGACGCCCAAACAGATAATTCAGTCAGCCAAGTCAACGTGTCCGCTAAATCAACCACGTTTTCATACAATCCAGACAGAACATTAACCCACTTAATATTAAGAAAATCAGTAATAAGATAATACGGTATTCCTACAGGCGTTAGATAGGTTGTAGGGAAGTCTTCTGAGGCGTGAAATTCAAACGTATCGCCCGTTGCATAAGTGCCATCCCAGCCAGCAGATTTTACCTCATAGACATCGCTTGCGTCTTGACCGTCAATAAGTTCGTCGCTTGATATTGAAAGCCCGGTCTGCTCTGTTCCGTCTTCAAGAATTGCCTTGTAGACGGTTGAGCTTGTGAACTCAATTGTTATTGTTTCGTTCATCGCATTAACCGACTTGTTTACAAGAACACCCTCGTCTTCATCGTCTCCGTCCCAGTCGTTCTCGTAATCATCGCTACTGTCGTCAACTGCAACAGCGACTATGTTTGAAGCCCAGCCAGCATCTCCGAAATACATATCTCGCTCTAATTCTGAATCAAGCAACGCCCTTATTCTGTCAATCAAGTTTATGGTAACTGTGGCTTTTGATGTTGCTGAAGTGTCTTCAATCTGTCCAACGCCAACAGTTTCCCAGAGGTCGGCATCAACAAACCCAGCTTGTAATTCAAGCCAGCCACCAATTAGTTTTTTATCTTTGAAATATTGAGTTGTATTTGTGAACTGAACCTGCCAGTCCCTTGCTTGCAAAACGCCAAACTTGCGCTCACGCTGTCTCCTTATGGGGCTTAACGCAGTGATACTCTCCACGTCCGTCAGTTCTTTATATGTTCCAAGAACGGCATACGTGTTCGTCTCGTCTGGTGTTGTAAGACAATCAAGGAGTGGTTCTTGTGTCCCGAATTGAACCTGCGGACAGAAAACAAAAACAGAATCACCAACAACTGTACTGCCGTTGTTGGCGTAAACACGCGCCTGTATGTCGTTCCCGACAATGCCCCTCGTTGCCCCGTCAACATAAATCCAACCCATGTACCAGCCGTCGCCAACATCAACAACACCTGAATCGTCTATTGCAGTAGACGAGCCAGCTGTCATTGTTCCGCTTACATCAAACTGAAAATTCATATAGTGGTGTTGACTGTCGGTGCTGTCATAAAGACTAATAAAGTTTCGTCTGTTTATGCCACCCTGCCCGTGATAACAGTTATCCATCTTAAAAAAACACAAGCCAATATTATCGGATTTGAACGTCTCGTCAAGATTTTGGTATATGAAAGAATACGTATACGAGCCGGAACCTTTTATGAACGCCTTGCCGTCCCTGTCTTCAAGCCAATTTTCTGTCAAGCCACCAGTGAATGTCTCAATACTGCCGAATGTTGTTGTCCCCGACGACTGTGTCCATAAAGAAAAGTCTTCTGCCCGGTTGCCCTTGATGTGATTCTGTCCATCCATTAACCGCATACGAATACGAGCAGACATCTTTTCACCAAATCTGTCCTCACACTCGTTTATCCATGCTGTAGCAAACGACATTAAATAACTTCCTTTACCACAAACTCAAGCGTGTAAACGCCAGCTCGTAACATCTTCGGGAAAAACCCACCTTCCCACATAGCAACATAAGCCAAACTGGAGCCGATTGTTCCTTTCGGATAAACCTGAAAAGTTTTTTCTTCATAAAAAAACCGAAAACTCTCAACCTCTGATTGACTTAAAACATCATATCTAACCCGACAAACACGACCTGTCGATTGCTTGCGAACGGCAACAGGTATTCCGTCACGCTCTTGAACTATTGCGTTATCTGCAAGATTGTTTCGCTCTCTTAAATCGTCGCTACCCAGATGTGGGTCTGGTATTTCAAAAGCAACGGTCTCATCTATGTCCCAAAAGAACGTTGAATTAAGCAGAGACATTTCTTAATCCTCCCGATAATTCTTTTTAATGGTGTCTTGCGTTATGTCGTCAATTTGTTCTGCAAACCTGCGCATTGAAATCGAATCCTCTGTTATTAGCAATCCATTTTCGCCGATATGAATATGATTTGTAACCGCTATCAACCCACCGCTACCACCGCCACCAGAACCGCCTGCGATAAGGTTCGGTCTTGTGCCCTCGTAACGCCCTGAACGCATTGCGTCAAGCTCTCCGCGATAGCGGGCAGTCTGTTCAACTGGCATGACATACTCGCCAGCCGTAACCATCGCCAGAACATTGTCTCGACCGCTCGGTCCAGTAACAATTCCGCCCTCGTAGAACTTTGAAATCATCTTCATCATTAAAGCTATTCCACCGAGTGCAAGAGCCTGACCAATGAACGGCAATGAACTGTAAGCCTTAAAGAAGCCAGAGACTGCTGTTCTTAAATTTGAGCCAGTCTCTGCCTCATTCAAAGTGAGCTTTGCACCTGTTGTTCCCTCGGCACTTGCAAGAGACACCTTGTCACCAAACAGCTGTGCCTTGACTATCTTGCCAATAACTCCGAATATACTGCTTCCGAGATTACTCCAAATAGCCTTCATCTTCTCCGCACCAGTCTTTGAGCTGTCCAGAATCGAACCCCAAGCGTTGTCAAACGAGGAGCCAAGAGCCGATTCCATTTCATCGGCAACAACAAGAACCTCGTCCCTAACGGCGTTTACATCATTACTTAAATCAGAAGTATCAATTCCAAATTCGCCTGTTCCAGATTCGCCTGTTCCAGATTCATCAACTACCTTCTCAGCCTCACCCACTCCAGTATCGGATTTTATTCTGTCAATTTCAACCTTCGCCGTTTTGGCAATTTCGACAATTCTCTCGGAGCTTGCTTGTGCTTCGTCTTCAAGTTGCTTGTTGTTAGCGTCAATTGCTGTCTTGGTATCAGACCGTATCCCATCAACGGTTGCCTTGTGTTCACTTCTAATTTCTACAAACTCGGCAGAAACGGAATCGGCTGTACTAGACCAGATGCTAGCAACCTCATTTTTCACACCAGAAGCAACATCGCTCATATTTACCGACAAAGACTTCTTCGCCCTTTCCCAATGCTTCCTCGCGTTAAGGGGGTCAGTAATCACCTTGCCAAGATTTGACATTGCTTCACCAACATTTCTGCCCATTTGTTTTACGGCACCCCAAACGCCTTTTAACACAATCACAACCGTTTTTAAGTAAGCCCAGTAAAACTTTCCACCAGCCTTTAATGTAGCACCGATTAAGGCGAACGAATACTTTGCATTTTCTACAAAAATCAAGATATCCATTTTTGCATCAAGCAGGTTGTTTTTGATATGACTAGCTAACCGCTTGAACTGAAATCTCATCTTCTCAATTGCAACGTCAACAATCTCCTTTGTCTTCGCCCAAACAACGCCCCAACCACCGAGCTCCTCAACAACGGCACGGAGCTTCTCAACAAGGGCAGAGATAATTGCAATCAAAACACCGATTCCAATTATAATCATTGATATAGGATTCATCGCCACAACCGCATTGAAGATTGCAAAGGCAGTCGAGACGGTGTAAAGAACAGTTGCGAAAATTGCAAGCCCTTTTATTGCACCAGTAATTAACTCGCTGTTTCTTTCAAGGAACCCAAAGGTAGCTGAAAAGGCATCTCGAAGCCAGCCAAGCGAATCCCATAAACCAGTAACCGAACTCCAGAGTTGCCCGAGTAAATTAAGAGCAAGGGATACAGCTCTCGCTAAAACATTTATAATCTTATTCATCGCTTCGGCGACAACTTTCTTGTTCTCATTGACCCAAGCTGAAGCCCTCCTGAATCCATCAGTAAGTTTGTCGCCAAAGCCATCTCCAGCTTCGCCACCTCTGAATATCTCAATCATCAAATCTTCAACGGCACTCTTTAGAATGTTAGCCTGATTCTTCGTTGTGTTCATTTGGACTTCATACATTTCATAAGCGGACTGCGTGCCAGTTACGGCTTCCGTCATATCATCAAGACCTGCTTTACCTGCGGACAAGGAGGCTAGGATTCCGCTTGCCGCCCTCGTCCCAAATAGGTTGAACATCTCCCCAGCCGACAATCCAGCTTCTTCAATCTTTCCAATCACCGCAGAAAATCCATCGCTTTCAACAGTTGTTTCGCCGAGAACTTTCTTTAAGTCATCGCCACCTTTTGCAAGTTTCGCAAGAACCATTCTCAAGCCTGTTCCAGCCATCGAACCTTTTAGCCCTGCATTATGCAAAACAGCCAAAGCACCTGTTGTTTCTTCAACTGACATTCCAAGTTGATTGGCAACTGGCGAAGCGTACTTCATAGACTCCGACAGCCTCGACAGGTTAAGCATAGAGTTTTGAATACCAGCACCAAATACATTCACAACCCTGTCTGTTTCGGTTGCGTCAAGACCAAACACCCTCAACGATGAGGCAACAAGCTCTGCACTCGTTCCCATCTCTCCCATTGTTGCACCAGCGAGTTTGGTGACGCCTTCTGTTGAATTGAAGACTTCGTTGGCTGTCATTCCAGAAGAAGCAAGGCTATACATTGCCTCGCTAGCTTGACTTGCGGTGTAGGCGGTTGTGCTCCCAATTTCGCGAGCTTTGACGGTTAGGCTCTCAATGACAGAATCTAACTTACTTCCCGAGCCATAAAGCCCAGTCATGAGTGAACCGACATTCGCCATCGACTGCTCAAATCTTGCACCGACAACAGCAGAAGAAGCTCCAAGAGCAACGAAAGCCAACGCTCCCGTCTTGGCAATGCCAAGAATAATCGCATTCGCCTTTGTCCTGAACGCCTGAAGGCTGGCATTAGCAGAAGCCAAACCAGCCTTCATTGAATTGTACGCTCTTAAATAGATTGCAACTTCACGCTTCATTGCTTCGCCTTTGCTTGTCTATTATTAAAATCATTGACGGTATCCTCTATTATATCAAGGTAACCCATAATGCCCTCTGGTTGGTCTAGCAACCCGCCATCAACAGGAAGTTGACAATATGCCTTCGCCCTCTTCCAGAGCTTCAAATAGAAGTTTGCCCGATGTGTTAGCTTTGGCTGTGAATCAATTGGACAAACTTCGCAATAGTAGTCTGGCTTATCACAGGTCAGGCAGTTCAGAATCTCGATGTTCTTGTCTTGTGCTTTCAGCAGAAACCGAACTGCCTTACCTACTCCTCTGCGTCCTCTTCGTCTTCACCAATCAAATCATTTATCTTGTTCAAAATTGACTTGGTAATCCAAGAAGGCAACCTGTCATAAGCCTTGTGATTGATAGTTTCAATCGGACTCCCATCTTCCTTCTCCAAGCCATCAAGAGCGAAAACTCCACGACAAACTTTTGCACGAATTACCGTGCCTGTGTTCATCTTGGACTTTCCTTTCTTGTCAATTTCCATCATTTGGTTCGACAAGACTCTTTCGTCTTCTCCATTCAATCCCTTAATCCAAGCAGTTATATAACCCGCGACTTCGTCACCATCTTTCGCTTGCTGTCCGTTTGCTTGATACGCCATCTTGTGTTCGTAACAATCCTCTTTCTGGATTGTTGTTTTTAGAACATACGCCATTGCTCGCCTCTTCTCTTGTTTAGGTGTAAACGCCTGTGGTATCGTCTTTTACCGTGATGATGACCAATGGGTCGCTAGCATCTTGAAACGCCTTGCAGGACAAGGTCGCAGTAATTGTATCTTCACCAGCTCCAACCTCATCGCCAAAGCTACCAGCTATAGTTGCGTTTGGAATTACCAAACTTACCTGCTGGTCGGTATCAGCATACAACGTCATGCTTATGGCAACCGAACCTGTTTGCCCAATCCAAGCATCAAAAGCATCTGTTGCGTTTGCATCAAACTCTTTTGTAATCTCAAAAGTAAGCTCTCTCATTCCCTCGGTAATTCCAGTTGGCTGTTCCGAGTTCGCAGAGATGCCAGTTCCCTTTTGAGCCCTCGAATAATTAACCTTTAAGCCAGTTATGTTTTTATCTGCGGATGAAGCTCCTCCAGCGTAACCAACTGCAAAACTAGCGGAAGCGTGTTTGAGCCACTCCCAACTGATAGGCTTTCTAAACTTCGTGCTGACAATTGACGGTGACAGAGCGGTGTAATATGTCGAATCCAAATCGCACAAGAGACCACTTGCTTCCATCGTTGCAAATCCACCATCTGCGATTTCAAAAGATAAAGAACCAACCTTACCGCCAAGACCTGACATCGTAGGAGTTGAACTTCCCAAGTCAACGCCCTTGTCAATGCTTGGGCATAGATACTTGGAATCATCATCTGGTGTAATCGTATGCGTATCAGTCGCAAAGGCATCACTACCAAGAGCAACTGCCCAAAGCCAGCCGAACATCTTTGCTGTCGGCTCGATTCCGCCAACGCTCCACTTGAAATCATGTCCTGCTTCTTCAATTGCAATTACATCTGGAGTAATTGAGTTTTTTGCCTCATATGTTTTCGGCTCGCCTTCAATGTTTCCCGAGTCGCAAATCGGGAAAACAGTCGGGGCGACTCTTGTGCTGGCGTCGCTCGCAATCGCAAGACCTACCGAGCCCTTCCACTTAGGAACTCCCATTACTTACCTGCCTTTTTCTTTGGTGCAACAGCACCGACCTTTTCAAACAAACCGCTGGCAAGCAGTATCGCCCCAGCTTTCTTTTCTACCTGATAAGTTTTGCCAGTTTCTACAAATCCGATTCCACGAATTTTAGCTGGCTCGCCATTGTACTTAAGTTTCATTTCTGCTCCTACTCTGAATCAGTGTAAACCAATTTCAAGTTTAATGTTAGCGACTGCAAGAAGTTCATTCCGTCTTCTGTTTGCATTACAGAAGTCTCCCAACTTTTAACAATCGTCTGTTCAACCGAAACAAGCCCCCAGTCGTTGTTGTCTCTGACAATGCTCATCATCTCGTCACCCATCGCCAAGATGTCCTCATAGGTTTTGTCAGAATCATCAAGAGCAACTGGCAAAATTACCGTCCAATCAACATCATCAATGTGCCTGTAACTAACGGCAGTTTGATTTTCACTTGTACCGCCACTTGCAAGAACACCGATAACTGGGAAAGCCAAAACAGGCGGGATTGCTCCCTTTACAACCATCGCTGGAGCTTGTGAACTCCAAGCGTGCGATTGCAAAGTTGATACCATCTCTGTTAGGTATGTATCTGGACTTGCCATTTTACACCTTCGCCAAATAGTTTGCGACAATTGAAGCTAGTGCGTCCGCATCTTCCTTCTGCCATAACATAAACGGTCTGGCAGGTATGTTTCCTTTGCTGTAGCCGAACTGGTGAACACCTGCGTAATGCAAGCCCGTATAAACCTTAAAATTGTTAAAGCCTAAAACCTTATGCTTGACACTCTTCATTAGCCTTCTTTTGTCTTGCAAAATCTTATGCCTGCCCTTTTTCTTGCCTCGACTTGGTGACTTCTTGAGAGCCTCCCACTTCTTCGGTCTGCCCTCTTGCTGAAAGTTTCTTCCAATAGACCTTACGCCAACAACTGCCATTCTCTTCAAAGGAAGTCTTGAACCTTTGAGCAACATCTTTGCCTCAAACCTTTTGAAGTTTGCGGTGTCGACTTGTACTTGAATCATTGCTCGTCCAAATCTAAAATTGAATCCGAACCGCCCCAGTTTTTAGCATTTCTATCCATTGAAAAACAACCGCTCGCATTATCTGAAATACAAACGCCATCTTTTGTTTCGCCATCTGCGTCTGTCCTCAATGTCTGTGAAAGCAAAGTCGGGTCGCTCTTAACTTTCATCAACTCCTTCATCGCAGACTGTCGTAAATCGCCAGCATACTCGTTCGGCTCTCTGCCGTGTTTTGAGTACATAGCCTCAAGATACATTGAGGCGGTGAGCTTCGCTGAAATCATCTGTACTAGCTCATCTGGGCTTGTAAACGGAACTTCAAACAAGGCTCTTAGCTCTGAATCTATTATGCCATCAGCTTTTGTAATATAAGCAGAAAAAGTTTCACCAGCAGTTGCTTGCGGAGCAAATAACCTGACTTCAGTTTCATCGCAGTAAGCCATTATTTTTTAACTTTCTTTTTCGCTTTAACCTTGTACCTTGCGTTAACAGCCGACGGCGATTCCTTTGGCTTCTCTTTTGGCTTTGGCTTCTCGACAGGTTCCGCAAGACCTCGTTCTAATAAATCAGCAAGGACGACTTCGTTTTTGAAGATATGCTTTGAACCCGACTTTACTAACTCGCCAAAATCTAAAACATTTGTTTTAACGGTTACTAACATTTCAAACCTTTCTTTTGGCAGAGCCAGCAATTGAAACAATGCCAGCCCTGCCTGATGCTATCCTACCAAAGTGTCCCGCAGAAAACTCTTTCGGGATTTGTAAGACCAGCCATAGCTGTTTGAGTTACAAGCACCCAACGACCAGCTGGGTCTTCATCTTCCCACGACTTAGCAAACTTGCCAGTCAAGCCTTCTGGTGCTTTGCTATCAACTGGTGGACCTTCGGCAAATTGACCGACTGCCCCAGCAGTTTTGATAACGCACATATTGCCAGCAGTTCCATTTGTTGACAGGTAGTATTTGAAACTACCTGAAACATCGTAGCCACCATCGACGATATGTACTTTCATTCCTGCAATGTTTGGAATTACGCCAGTCATTCCGTACTGGTCTTTGGTTCCATCACCAAGAAGAGCTTGTGCAGAAGTTGACTCGAATAAATATTCAAGTGCTTGGGAACTCAAATAAATATCTGTCGCTGGCATTCCAGAGTTTTGTTCAACTGTTCTCTTCCAGCCTACCAAATCGGCAAGCGGTGTTGAAGTTGCAGTTGTCGCCCAAGTAGGACTTGAAGTTGCGGAGCCAATCGTTCCGAAGTTATAGGTTTGAGTGTCTTCGCCAGTCAATGTAACCGAGCCCGTTGTCAGCTCTTGCCACATCAGATACTCCCAAGTCCTATCGAGTTGATAGTTCAGGTCTTCAAGTTCTCTTGCGAGGGCTTGCTGTCCTGCCTCTGGAACATCTTTGCCCGCTCCACTCCACCAGCGTAAAACTGATTCTGGCAGTTGTCTCTTTTCTCTCAGAGTAGCAAGAATTACTTTCTTGCGTTCTCTGTCGAGTAAAGAACTCACGCCAGCGGAAGAGTCGGCGTTTCTGAAATCCAATTTTCCTTTGCTGTTTGAAACAACATCAAAAGAAAAGTTGTCGCTCAAGGTTCTCACGGGTGTGAAAAAGTCTTTCGCTATAAGTGTGTCGCTCGGTTTGAACGATTGTACGATGCCAGTTAGGACACCATTTTTGAGGAAATTACCTGCATATGTAGACATTAGTTCACCTCCTTTTAGAACCAGATTTTACCGACAAGGTCGGTAGTTGCATTTGCGTCATGTCCGATACATTCAGTAGAGACCGCCTCACCGAGAACCATTACTGGTGCGGTGTGGTCGGTTGCTGTTGCCGTCGGGTCTCCATCTTTCAAATCGACATCGACCATCAAGATGCCTTTCGCAACTTCTGTACCATCGCTCGCCGTGTCGTCATACTGTGCATATTTTTCAGAAGCGGTAATAATCCCTACAACCAAACCCTTACGCAGAATATGTGTGTTGCTTGTGTGTCCACTATCTAAAGCGGTATCATCAATTGTAACCGTAACCGAAAGAACATTCTGCCTCGCTGGGTTTCTTGTCTCTTTCAAATAAGTTGTTACTCCTGCCATTGCTTCACCTCCAAGTGTTTACAATGTTTGTGTTATCGTCTCGGCAATCTTTTTGCCGTCTTCAAATTCTGAACTTTCGCCATCAGCTACTTGCTCTTCTTCAACTTCAGCTTTCTCTGAAAAGTCAACTTTCTTTGGTGCGTCTTCCAGTAGTGTTTGGAATGATGTCCAGAGGTTCGTCTCATCTTCGCTGTATCGCCTTGCACAAAGTGAGGTTGCTATTGCAAGAGCTTCATCTTTATGCTTTGGCAAAAGAGCACCATCATTGACGGCGTTCTCAATTACTGCGGAGCAAGCCTTACTAATCGCCTCTTGCTCGTACTCCGCAACTTTAATCTCAAGCTCTTTGATTCGTTCGAGGTTCTGCTCGTCCGCCTTTTCTTCATCAGAAAAAACTACCTCTTCATCTTTGGCACCATCTTGTGCCTCTTCAACTGTTTCTTGTGTTTCTTCAACAGCTTCTTCGCTGTTCATTTCTTTTGTTTCGTCCGACATTTTAGCGTCCTCTCTTTCAAGTTTCATTTCTGTTAATTCTGCCTCGTTGTCGAGGCTGTAACATATCTCCACAACATCTTCAGCCTGTGACAGGTAAGCCCCTAAATCAGCAAGCCCTTTTACTGCTGGCAAGGCACTACCAAGTATTGCGACATGATTCAAAACTCGACTCCAAGTCTTACCTCTATGTCTCCAGTTAAACCAGATTCCACTCGAGACAGATTTGTACAAGCCTTTTTCAATTGCCTCTTTTACAATTTCAGGAACATCGCTGAACCTTGCGAATAGCGTTCCGCCTTTTCTTTCCAATCCAGAAACCCAACCAACGGCTGGAGCGATTCCCTCATTGTGAGAGCCAAGCCTTAACGGTGGTTTCAATTCTGATTTGTTTTGATTGAAAGCATCAACCATTGCATCTAAATCAGCCTCGGTGTAAACATCACTTCTGCCGTTGCTGTCTGTCCAGTTGCCTGCCTTGAAAACTTCAACTCTCATTATTGCTCCTAGTAATCAACTTCTATTGGTGGTTGCCTCTTTGGAGGTTGTTGCCATTGCGACTCGTAAACCATCACCCAGTCGCTATCCTCATGCGTTCCATCTGTACAATCATACATAACTTGGAATTGAGAGTAGAAATCGTCAACAACCATGTCGTCAAATCCAAATGTTGCCTCGCTTGTTGCTGGTGGTGAAGACCAAGCCGACTCTTTCCAAGTTGAGGTGGTGTCGTGATAGACTTTGACTTTGATTCTGCCAGTGCAATTGAAACTTATTAATGTGAAGACGCAATTAACGCCACCTGACTGCCAGTTGTAAGATATTGGTCCCATAACAGGCAAGCCACCTCGTCCGCCTGATAAAGTTGGATTGCTCGTCATGCCTACCCCAAGAGAAAACATCAACATCACTCCTGCCTTCAGTACAAGTAAATAACAGTATAGCTAGCAAGTGTAATTGCGGTTTTGGTTCGCAATGGATAAAATGCTCCACCAGTTACAAATGTAATATCTGCGTCTGTTACTTCGTTGTGAACATCAAAGGAATCGCCATCAGCTGTTGACGCAAGGTACACGGCTTTCGTATATCTGGCTGTGTCAACTGTTGAGCGGAAGTCCAAACTTGGACTCATTGCGTGGACTGCTTGCTTTTCTGTTAGCATTTCTACTCCCTAAATTCTGAAGCCTTCAGCTGGTTCGCTTGATGGCTTTGATTGTGTTAGCTTGAATTTCTCGCCCTCAACAATTGGAATCAAAATTGAACGACATTGGTAATGGTTCGGTGGATTGATTCCGTTCAACTGCGGGTCGTCTGCTCTTAAAACTTCCTCGTTCCAATCCTCGCAGAACGGTGTTGTTCTGTCATCGATAACTGCAGAATATTCAAACGCCTTTATGAAACCTATAACCTCTGGGTCGTGGAATAGGTCCCACCTGCCAGAGTTATATGCTTCGCTCATATTCGTACGAACGATGTTGTTGATTCTGTATGGATTCGCCAGACCTGCATCAATCGCTCCTGCTGTTTCAAGGTACGGTTGAAATAAAGTTGTTAGCTCGTTTGCCACTTGTGTATAGCTTGCGTGGTTCTTGATTCCTTTTTGCAAGATGATTTGGGCTTGCGATAAAAGCCTGTCTCGGTGAACTCCTGAAATTGTAAAAGCCTGCCTGACATAGTACTTCATCAGGTATTTCTGAACTGGAACTTTCGTTGACCAGAAGGCGAGAACATCTTTCAAGGTGTCGTACTCTTCGCCAGCGTAATTGCTCTTCATCTTATCTTTGAACTTTGGCACGAACTCAACGCCTGTATCTTTCAATCCTCGCTCGACTTCACCCAATGCGTCAGCCACTCCTTTATGGAGCGACTGCACAAGGGTTGCTTCAAGTACCGATTTGAATTTACCGACACCGACAAGCTGTAACTTATCAACGCCAGCAAAGTCTCGGTTCTCGACAAGCTTCTTTTTCTTGATAGATTTCAATAATCCGTCAAGCATTTCTTGAGTAACGCCAGCCAAAAGTTTTGACGTAGAAAGCTCAAGAGAGTCCAGCGACTCTTTTATTTCTTCATAGTTACATTTCTTGAGGTGTAAAGATGTGGACTCTACTTGAGCAAACTCTTTGTCTGTCAAACCTGTTTCTGGTTCAATATCAACTGGAGCTTCTGGTTCAATATCAACTGGAGTTTCGGCTTCAACATCTGAAACTGGAATCTCTAGTTTCTCCCTGATGTAAGTTTCATTGGGGCTCATAATTCCAGAGCCAACAAGCTTAACAAAGGAGTCAGCTACCTCTTTGAAGTTGACCGAATCGAACGGTTCAAACTTGAAAGTCGGGTACTTCTCAACATTTGCAAAGTTGAAATCAACAAGCCGTTTGATTATTTGCTCGCCAATAATTGACTCCGAAACCTCTTCACCAATAGCGTCCAAGACCCAAGTAAAGTTGTCGCTGTGTTGTTTGCCAAGTGCGTAGCTTCCTCTGTCGCCTTCGTCGACAAGCAGTTGAGGAATCAGAATTGAACGGCTTATCATTCTGTCACAATACTTGATTGCAGATTCGTAATCGCCTCCACTCCTGCCTCCTTCCAACAATTCAAGTTGCCAGTCTTCTGGAACAACGATTGCTTTCTTGATGTGTAGCTTTGAAATGAAGTTCAGAACCGACTGCTTCTCGGTTGTGCCTGCACCTCGCTTGTGCTTTGCAACTGGTGTCGGGCTTGCGTATTTCTCAAGGTAAACATTCCAGACCATCGACAGAAGTTGCTTCGCCTTGTAATAGCGATACGCCGAAGTAAGCTCTGACTTGCCTTTGAAATCTCCTTGTGATTCGTAGTTCCAAATTACAAAGTAATCGGGGTCGAGCTTTCGGAAAGATTTGCCTTGCTGGTCTTTTCTTTGCAACAGGGAAGTCATATTGCCAAAGTCATCAGTTTCAAACTTGAATGTCTCTGGCTTCTTCGGTTTGATTGCTCGCAATCCAAACTTGCCTGTCCACTTGCCTTGTTCAATTGGCTTGTAAACAATCTCGTGGACCGATGTACCGAAAGACATCGCAGACATCAAGCTTCGCAAGAGCGTTGTAATCGTTCCGTCCATCATCTGCAACGAATCATTTACAAACTCGGCAATCTCAACATCGTAATCATCTTTGCTTGCTGGGTCGATTCTCCAACCACTCGACAATCTCGCCAGAGTTTTGAACTGACAACTTGCACGAACCTG